CCAAGAACTCTATAAACAGCGAATCACAGAGGCTGTAGCCGCACTCGGCATAAAAGACTTTAAATTGCCATAAACATTGACTTCTAGAAGGTCCTGCGTTATAATTGCAGTGAGTTCAGTGCAAGGAGTCAGAGCCCAAGAGTGGCCGCAAGGAATTGTTTGGGTCCGGAAGGCCTGAATCATTGAGGTTATAAACTTCCCTGCTCGGTGCAATATGATCGAAACCTTTACAGGGGCTGTAGATTGAGTATCAGGGTGCTTTCACGGTAGGCTGGCCAAAGATGGAGACACTGTAATGTCGGATTGCCTCGCTTTAATGCAAACCAAAACCATCGCCGACTCCTTGCAATTGACTCTTATAGGTTTTTTCAATAATCCTTATTAAAATAATTATTGACAAAATCTATTGATTTTGCATTTTAATAGGATATATAATATACACATAGAACAAGGCGTTCTAAAGTTTTCAAACACACACAAGGAGAATGATATGAAAACAGTTGGTAATAAGTTAGAAAAATTCGCCATTACAGGCGTTAACCCAGGCAAGGATGACTTCTTCACTATCACAGAAGAATCATTTGCAGGTAAGTGGAAAGTAATCGTTTACTACCCAAAGGACTTTACATTCGTATGTCCAACTGAAATTGTTGCCTATGACAAACTACACAGTGACTTTGCAGATCGTGATGCTGTTCTACTAACTGGTAGCACAGGCAATGAGTTCTGCAAACTAGCATGGCAAGCGGCACACGAAGATCTTAAGAAGATCAAGCACATTCAGTTCGCTGACACACAGCGTGGTGAATTAAGCCTTGTTGAACAACTCGGTGTATTCTATGCACCAGCAGGTGCGGCACTTCGTGCAACATTTATCGTTGACCCAGACAACGTCATCCAACACGTTACTGTCAATAACCTAAACGTTGGTCGTAGCCCAGAAGAAACTTTGCGTATTCTTGACGCATTGCAAACTGGCGAAAAGTGTGCATGTAACCGTGCAGTTGGTGGCGAAACACTCTAAGAGGTAATACTATGACTGGTGATGATTTTGAACGTAAAATTAAACGATATCATTATCGATTAGAACTATTAAGATCAATAGCACCAGTCATAATTATCACCTTACAATGCATCATACTTTACAAATTACTTTAAGGTTACAATGTTAGATTGTTTAATTATTGGCGATAGCATTGCCGTGGGAACTTCGATGGCTCGTCCAGAATGTGTAAGTTATGCTAAGGGCGGTTGGAATAGTTGGCAATGGAACAAAGACTATCTTGCTAAGGCATCTAGTCAGCCAGCAAAAACTGTGATTATTAGTCTAGGCGCCAATGACCATAAAGGTGTGAAAACTGAACAGGAACTTAGAAAAATGCGAGCCGCTATCAAAGCAGAACGAGTGTTTTGGATAGATCCTGGTCAAGATCGCAAACCTGTACCGCATGATGCGATTGTTAGAATTTCTCAAGAGTACAAGGATACAATTATTCCTCGCCCTAAAAATCATATGAGTGCAGACGGTATCCATCCAACAGGAAAAGGATACAAAATTTTAGGAGAACAAACAAAATGACAGCATGGGTAGATCAACTTAAAGACACTATCCCTGACTATGCCAAAGATACTCGTTTGAATATCGATGCTGTAGTTAAGCGTAGTACACTGCCAATCGAAGAAGCAGAAGCAGTAGCATTAGCCGCGGCATTTGCCACAGGCAATACAAAACTATGGACTTGGATGCAAACACAAATTGCAGACCAAAAGGAAGCAGAAGCCGCAATCACAGCCGCAAGTTTGATGGCTATGAACAACGTATGGTATCCATATGTCGAAATGGCAGAAGATCCTAACCTATCAGGACTTCCACCACAGTTGCGTATGAATGCTATTTCAACACACGGTGGCACAACACAGGCTAGATTTGAAGCCTATGCCCTAAGTGCCAGTATTGTTGGTAAGTGTCATTTCTGTGTTAAGGCGCATTACGAAACATTGAAGAAGGCGGGCTACTCAGTAGAACAACTTCGTGACATTGGACGTATTGCCGCAGTTATCACAGCAGTGGCAAGAGTCTTAAACAGTTAACCAAATAAGTACCCAGTTTTCTGGGTACTTTTATAAATAATAATATGCTAACATTTATCCGAGATTTAACCAGTCCTCTACTAGAATTCATCAAAGATGACCCGGTTCGTCCGGATATTCCTGTTGAGTTCCGTGTCAGCGGAAACAGATTCGTTAGTAGCATTGTGGATGACGAAAAGCAAAAGCCCAAGGCCATTGTATGCGTAAGTCTACACGATTCCATCCCATCATCTGTTGAAGAACTAATGAAGGATGCAGTTACACCTAAAGCCGCAATTTTCTATACCATTTGGAGTTATGCTCCGGGTGCGGCCAGCGAACTGCTCTTTGAAACAGTTAAACAGATTCAAGAAATGTTCCCAGAAGTAGAACGTTTCGTGACCCTTAGTCCAAAAACCGAAATGGCAAAACGCTTCCATTTGAAAAATGGTGCAGAGATTTTTAGAGAAAATGAAACTACAGTGAATTATGAGTATCGTACTCATAAGGATCTTGACACGCACATCTAAATACTGTATAATGCGTTATGTGACCGTGAGCAAATAGGCAACGCTCCCGCCTTTGGGTTGGGGAAGGGACTAGGCTATAATGCCGTCTTTGGTGGTTCGAATCCACCCGGTCACACCAAATTCTCTTGTTGTATTTTTACAACACCATTGACATTTTGGCACTCCGATGCTATACTGTAGTTACAGTAGTTAGAAAGGAGCCCAAAATGGCACAAATCCAGAAACCCAATGTAACCGCTTTCAAAGTAGAACTCACTGAGTATGAACGTGGTTGGGGATCAAAGCCCTGGGACACTGTCTATTTTGACAACGAAGCAGAAGCACGTCAGTGGGCCATAGACTACAACAAGAAAAACAACAATTTGGACTCTGCACCAGATTGGTATGTAAGAGCAGATTATGCAGGACAAGTAAGGTAAAAAGAAAGAATGACATTTGAAGTAAAGTGGACAGGAGTAAGTGGTGTAGAAAAAAGTTTGGAGTTTCCATCACTTGCCCTGGCAATGGAGTTTAGTAAAGGTCTAGGAACCTTTGTAGTTATTTCAAACGGTGAGTTTGAGATTGTTGGAAAGTTTGGCGTCGACAGCGTAAAAGAAGGTGTACTACCAGATGGTACCAGTTACAGTTGGATGAAGCGCCGCAAGCAGTAAAGGAGTGATTATGTCACTGTACAATATGATTTTTGGTATGAACCCCGATAGTGATAAACTATTGTCTCTGTTGGGCAAGACTACCAGCGACTTTGGACGTTTTCGTAATGTCTTTATGGATGATGGATACATCGTTGTTCATACACGCAATGGTGGCGGGAACCGTGAAGACTATGAAGATGTCTTCGAAGAAATGTCAGAGCACCCTTGGTACAGTCATAATGCAGATGATGACTTTGATTGTACATACGCAAACATCTATTTCAAAATTCCTGAAAACCACAAGGATTTTCTTGCTATTCAAAATCTTGATGCAGGTAAGAATCCCAAAGAACAGTGGGCAGAGTTGCTAGGTATGTTGGAAGCAATGAAAAAATAAGGAGGCACTATGCCTTGGATTCAAAACGTAGCAATGGCTGATATTCCAAAAAAGCATCACGTTGCTGTTGGTGAAAATTCTATGCTGATTCAAATTGTGGATCCTGCTATGGAGTTTCCTAAGCCTGCACATCAGTTCAAGGAAATTCATCAGTTTGAGTTTCTTGACCTTGAGCGTGATGACAAGTGGGGAGAGGAATTCAAAGTCACTGATGAGCAAGCACAACGTCTTGTGGCACTATTGCAACACGCTCTTGACAATCGCATGGATGTTATAGTACACTGTGTTGCAGGTGTGTGCCGCAGTGGTGCTGTCTGCGAAGTTGGTGTTATGATGGGCTTTAACGATACCGAAGTATTCCGTAGCCCTAACTTAATGGTCAAGCATAAGATGATGAAAGTCTTAGGTTGGACCTACGATGAAAACGAACCGCACACTATCAACGGTGTGCCGTTCGAGTACGATGAATTAGGCAACAAGAAAATTATCTTGCCGCCACAACGTGAAGAAGATTGGAATTAAATGCCAAAGTGTTATCAACTTATTGGAGTGCCAGCGTCTGGCAAGAGTACTTGGGTAGATGCTCAAGAGTGGGCCAACGATTGTGTTTATGTTTCAACAGACAAGTATGTAGAAATACATGCTAAGAGTTTGGGCAAAACCTATAATGATGTCTTCGACGAGTTTATGCCCGAGGCTGTGAACTTGATGTGTCAAGATGTTATCATTGCTCGCAAGGAGGGCAAGGACATTATTTGGGATCAAACCAGTGTGTCTGTTAAGAGCCGCAAGCGTAAGTTCAATATGTTGCCAGACTACGAACATATTGCTGTGGTTTTCAAAACACCAGAGCAAGCAGAACTCACACGTAGATTGGCTAGCCGTCCAGGTAAGAACATTCCCGATCACGTTATGCGTAGCATGATTGACAATTTTGAAATGCCCTCCGAAGAAGAAGGATTCAAAGAAATCTGGCACGCCGCATAACTGTAGTAAAAATACAACACTTTTGGCCCTGTTGATTTCGATTGACAGGGCCTTCTTTTGGTGTTATAATACATACATAGAAATTAGAAAGCGTCCTATGGAATTCCTAGTTGAAACAGGCAGTGCCAAAAAGCGTAAGTTCGTTGAGGCAATCCTGCCCAGCATCGTCAGTCAATTGGGATTAACTTCAAGCCGTAAAGCAGTGGTTATTCGAATTGCCAATGAATGCGAAGGTATGGGAATGACAGTTCCTGTAGATATTTTAGATAGTTATGTTATCGTGATTAGCCCAAAATTAAAACTCAAAGAACTAGGACTGACACTGGCACATGAAATGGTTCATGTGCGACAAATGGCAAAAGGATTTTTGAAATCCAAAAACGGTTACAATTACTGGTGCGGAAAGAAATACAGTAAACGAACCAAGTATTTAGACATGCCTTGGGAACAAGATGCGTTTGCAAGGCAAGAAATTATTTTTAGGAAAGCAATTGAAGAATGAAGACATGGGTAACAAGTGACTTGCACTTTGGGCACAAGAACATAATGAAGTTCTGCCCACAGACGCGAGCACGATTTAATGACGATGTTGCCTACATGAACAATGCTATGGTCGAGGAATGGAATCACAAGGTTCAACCCGAAGACACAGTTTACATTTTAGGTGATGTAGCGTTTATGTCAGGTAGCGATGCTGGTAGAATGATTAATCGTTTGAACGGTACAAAGATTTTAGTTGAAGGAAACCACGATAGAAAGACTTTACAGGATTCTACATTCCGCGGTGCGTTTGCTGAAGTTCACAAGTATTTGGATATTACCTATGATGGTCATAAGATTATCATGTTCCACTATCCGATTGCCGAGTGGGATCAAATGCACAGAGGAGCATTACATTTTCATGGACACTTGCACGGAGGTTCGAGTGGGTTGGAAAAGTATCGCGCATTAGACGTAGGTATGGACTCAACTGGCGAAATTGTAATTTCTATGGAACGTGCAATTCGTTTGATCAAGGACAATGAAATTAAAGGTCATCACTAAGGAGTATATGATGGAAGGATTCACAATGGAGTTAGCAGGAATAGATATTGTTCACAAGGCACAAGTATATGCCATGGCTGCTCACGCCAGCGTGAAGCAAGTCCGGAAGTATACTGGTGAACCTTACATTGTTCATCCTGCAGAAGTGGCAAGTATTGTAGCAAGTGTTCCAGGCAGTACACCAGACATGGTTGCGGCTGCTTGGTTACACGATGTTGTAGAAGACACCGGATGCACATACACTGACATCCATATGGCGTTTGGCGCAGACATTGCTACTTTAGTAGGTTGGTTAACTGATGTCAGTAAGCCCACAGACGGCAACCGTGCCGCTCGTAAGGCCATTGACAGAGCGCATACTGCTGAAGCACCTGCTGAAGCACAAACAATCAAGTTAGCAGATTTAATCTCTAACAGTCGTAGCATCATGCAACACGATCCTGAATTTGCCAAGGTTTACTTGGAAGAAAAGAGAATGTTGTTAGAAGTTATGACCAAGGGTGATCCGACTTTAATGGCGGAAGCCAGAAAGTATATTGGTGGTTAAAATGTTTAAAGATGAATTGAAGCAGTACGTAGAATCGTCTAACCTGGTTAACATGAAACTAGCAGGTGATGGCATCTATGTACTAAAGTACAAGAAGAAGGTATTCTACGATAACCTTTGGAATCAGTATATTGCTGAATGCCGTGGGTCTATTGTAGATGCCGACTTCAACCTAGTATCGTATCCTTTTACAAAGATCTATAACTACGGTATCGAAAAGGAAGCACCAGTGCTTGCTCCAGATACTAAGGTTACAGCATTTCGTAAGGTCAACGGATTTATGGTTGCTTGTACTTGGTACAATGGAGATGTGTTAGTGTCTACTACTGGTAGCACAGACTCAGACTATGTGCGTATGGCAAAAGAAATGATGCTGTCTCACATGCCTTGGGAAGACTGGCAACTAGGTTTTACTAAGACAGACATGGACGGTATTACTGTAATGTTCGAGTGCGTTCATCCAGATGATCCACACATCATTCCAGAAGTGCCAGGCATGTATGTATTAGGCTATCGTGAAAACACTTGGGGTAGTAAGGTAGGGCACGACAAGGACACACTATGGCTCTTGGGCAAAGTGTTTAACTGTCATGTTCCGGAAGTCATAGAAACTACTGTGGGCAACCTAGTAGAGGCTACTAAGAACGTTCGACACGAAGGATTTGTATTCTATACTGAAGATGGTGTGAGTGCTAAGATTAAGTCACCATACTACTTGACTTCAAAGTGGGTTGCTCGCAATCCACGTACAGACAAGTTGGTTGACCTGAACAAGGACATCAAGCATAATTTGGATGAAGAGTACTATCCGCTGGTTGACAAGATCCGTGCTAATATAGTAGAATA